TATTAAATTACTCATAAGTCAACTTGTCCAGTAATAGGGGCTGCTATTAACAGCCCCTAAATTAATTAATATTAAGCAGCTTTGTACTTGAAGCCCCATTTTGAGGTAGCACCGTCGATAAGGTCGATAAACCCTAGACGCTGGGTTGCTACAAGAACTCTGCGCTGATTGGCGGTTTCGTAAGCACTCTCAACGGTTAGACCACGTAGACGCGGAACCAGATAGTTACGAGGATTAACAGCAATGGCACCAAATTTTCCGGCAGCCTTAGCAGCAAACTCGTCACATACGATAACGTTACTACCATAAACATTACCAATAGAACCCTTGACTTTAGTAGCCATAGCACCAACAAGGTTCATGTCTTGGAACTCAGAGTCTTCCAGAAGATTAAAGTAGGCATCCTGAGAAACAATATAAATTACATCTTCAGGGCGCAGACCGTATTTGCCCATATTCTTACGAAGAGTCATAAGGTCAGCAGCAGTAACTACGTCAGTAGCAGCAAAATTACCAGAAGGCTGAGTGAAGTCACTGTCAGCGGCGGCAAGAGAAAGCAGACCATCAAAGCTGGCACCGCTAGTCCCATAAACACCATCGGCACTGTTACCTGCTAGGATGGCTTGTTCAACAGCACGAGCGTGTGAGCGAACCATAGCGTCACGAAGTAGGCCAAGAATAGGGATAATAGCATCTTCTTCAGTCTCATTACCTAAGTAAGACAGAGACACAAGTTTCTTGGTAGATAGGGTGCGCTCGGCCATAGTAATACCTGCTTCAGCGCCATATGAAGCGCTGCGCTGATCAAGGTTACCTTTAGGTGCTGAAGCATCAGTGATAGCAGTAGAAACAAATTCAGCATACCCAGAATCAGGCATGATCGGAAGAATCATGGTAGCTGAAGTCATAGGGATTTCGCGGAACAGAGGGGCCAGAACTAGAGCATTCTGGATATCTCTTTCAATATTGCTAGAAACTACTTGCTCAAAGTCGGCACTAGAAACCGCGATGCCGGAATGGGCGTTGACTTTTTCAAGCAAGCCTTTGGCACGAGGAGTCTCCCAACCTTTACCTGTAACTAAGCCAAGGATAAAGGCATCAGCCATATCGACTTCAAACTCTTTTTTCCAATCTGCGGTAGTAGAGGAGCGATCAGAAAAATGGCGCTTTGATTCACGAAGCTTATCAATTTCTGCAGATTTGCTGCTTAGCTCACCCTTTAACTCATTAACAATAGTTTCCAGAGACTGGTTTTTTTCAGCGAAACGTTTCTCAACGTCAGACAGAAGACGCTCAGCTGCAGTGGTAACTTCGACATGCAGCGCTTCTTTCTTAACTTTGGCTTCTTCTGCGGCTTTAGCAGCAATAGCAGCCTCTTCTTTCTGGGCATCCAGCAGGCTCTTAGCTGTTTCAGCCGCTACATTTTTAAGCATAACTTCGATATCTTTTAAATCCATTTTTAACTCCTCTTTCTTGTTATTTGTTTCATCTGAGCCTTGAGTATTTACTAAATTTTCAGAGTCCACAGAACTAAATTGTTTTTTGAATTCGCTGTATTCAGTTGAATCCTTGAATGACTTACTAACTGAGAATACTGCATCTTGGTTGCACGGCACAGAAACTACAGAGATTTCATATAGTTCTGCTTCTTTAATAACGAATACATCTGTCTTAGAATCGTAATCTGCATCTTTAACCATAAATCCTACAGAAAAAGCCTTTAATACTTCGTTTTTAATTAGATTGGCAGACTCTACTTCAATGATTTCACCTTCTATCAGAAGTCCTTTTTCATCAAAACTAATATTAGTTGCTTTACCAATAGGTTTATTATAATTATGGTTAAATAATAAGATAGGATTCTTTAAATAATTATTAAGACCATTTTTCCACGCAGTAGGTAAAATAACATCGCCAGCTCTATCTTTATCGTTTGTACTAGCGTAGCCTGAGATCTTTACTTTATCCGAATCAGCACTAGCAGCTTTAATTTCAGTATCAAAGTAAAGGGGTTTTAGAAAATTTGATCTCATTTAATCCCCCTTTTTAAAGATACTGCTTGGCACTTTTGTAACTTCTTGCTTTTTAGGAAGTTCAGTGACAGAGTTAAGAATTTCTTCATATTTTTCAGGACAATTTCGCTTAATCATATTTTCTATCCTGCTCCATGAGAAAATTCTAGTAATAATAGCATGGCGGATGGGGGTATCTTTTTCATGCATATATTCTCTTTTTGACAATACTTTACCTTTTAAAATAAAGTAATCTGCCAAAATATTTAACATTACTTTTTTATTCATCTTTATCTCCTGGAGGTCTTCCCCCTTCATCTGGATTACTGGCAGAGCCAGTTATATTTGCAGGAACTCTAATCTCATCACACCCATCAATAGGAGGCTTACCTAACGCTACTCTAGCCTCATTAGGAGTAAGAATCCCTCCATTTACTAAACTAGAAAAATAAGCAGCTTGGTCTCTTAGAGCTGGTTGCATGGCTGCCACATCTGTAGCGTCTTCGTATATTTCATATCCAAAAAATCTAGAGTATGCGGCATTTAATTTTCTAATAATTGGGATTACAGTTTCTAAATAATATAATCTAAGGTTTGGGGATATGTTGGCATTATTTCCGCTATCTAGTAAGATAGGAGGAACTCCTAAAGATTTTAAGATAGTATCTTCACATACTTTACAGGCACTCTGAAAGTCTAACTCTTTAAAGTTTATGTTGCTTATTTTATCTATTTCTAATCCGCCGTCTAGAATCATTGGGCGCCTACCTCCCCCTTCGGGGGAGTATCGCGCAGACCAGTTTTCAAGCATCCTATCTTTTATTTTATCGCTAAGAGTATCTGGGCTTTTTAATACTAGACCGGGGACTGCCCCATTATTAAAGAATTTGAGCTGAAATTTATGCATCTTCTCTAATAATGTCATAGTGGCAGTGGCAGATTTTAATCTAGAGATACCTCTATACATTGAATAGAAGGAGTTATCCTTTACATGAATGATTTCATCTGGAGCATATTCTATCTGCCCATCGAAAGTATATCCGCCTATATATGTTTTGGGGTCTGTATGAATCACCATTTTATTAGCTGGTAGATGGTAAAGATGGACCCCATCGTAATAAATAAACATATTACCATCTAATAAAAAATCTGTAATTAGATTCCTGCGAAAAGTGTTAATATCTTGAAATGGGTTTGGCTCAAAGTTTAACAGCCTGTAAATATTATGTCTTCTCACACCTTTGGCAACAGGTACTATACCTTTTATAGATTCACCAACTTCTACTGGTATATCAGAGGCATCATCTACTAACATATTAACGCCTCTGTTTACTATTTCTAGTTGTTCATATTGTTTTCTATAATCAGTATAATTTTCCCTAGAATAAACAGTAGGGCCTTCATTTCTACTTATCAGAGATTGCGCAGGATTCAGTTTCACAAGAGGCTCTTCCTCTTTTTTCTTCCTAGGCCACCATTTCATTTATTTTTCATCCTCTCAACCCAGCGTTTCTGTTTTTCTGCAGTACCTAGGCTTGGTTTGATGCCATAAAGTTTATGGAGTTTCTTATGGCAATGGCTACAAAGAGTTACAGTATCATCATATATATTAGTTATATGTTCAGCTATAAATTCTTCTCTTACAGAAATAATATCTTCTTCTTTATATCCTTTTTTAAGAAGCCATTTATCTAATAAGGCGGTCATACTATAATAATGATGAAATTCTAAATCAATAGTAGAATTACATATTTCACAGTGGTCGCCTTTTTTGTAAGAGGATTTTGCTAAATCTCTAACATATTTTACTGCT